AATATAATAAATTATTAATTTTTATTAATTATCTATTACTTATTATTCTTCTCTATAAAATATTGAAAAGTAGTATTAATCAAAAGTGTCTGGGGTAAATATTAAGAAATGGTGAAAAAGTGTCTGGGGTAAGTTCCCGAAAAAAAAGATGTCAACAGAAACTCTCAACACGTTTTTTTTTGAACATTTACCCCAGACACTTTTTATGACTTTTCATTATTTTACCCCAGACACATTAGATTAATACCACTTTATGGTTCATCATTATTAACATTAATAGTTATAGTTTCTTCTTCTTCTTCTTCTTCAACCTTATCAATTATTACTTCTTCTTCATTTCTATAAGGTCTTATACTTTTTAATCCGTTGCATACTATTGGTTTTCTTACATCGGGGTATTTATCCTCAAACTTCTTATTAAACATATTAATGATATCAAGATCAATAGTAGGCGAACTTTCTAATAAATTATCATATTCACTTCTACAAACTTTTAAGAAATCTCTACAAGGTTTTCTTTTCTTATCATGTAATGATAACTCAATCTCAATAGCTCTACCTAATTTAGACCATGCTAACGCACTAATTCTATGACCTTCAAATGTTTCAGCATATTTTAAGAATGAGCCAAGTGTTCCAAGTATTCCACAGAAGATATTAAAACCACCAACAACAGCAGTAAAGCCATGTTGATAATCTTTAGGGATATAACTATCAACAGCAAAATTACCAACACCGGTTAATGTTGATAATACAATAATAGGTATTTGTAAATGTTGATATTTTCTTTTATATTTCCGTGTACTATAATTATGTATCCAAGCATAACACATAGAAACTTCACCCCATTCACTTAATAGTTCCTCTATCTCATCACTCCAATCATCTATATTTTCGGGTAAAGGTCTTGGTGTTTGTAATCTCTCCATATTTATTATTATTTTTATTTTTATTTCACGATTAAAATATTGATTAAATTATATACATGAGCGACAATCCTTTTGTAGCAAAACCGATAGAAGAAGTCAAGAACGATATTCATTCTATAAAACAAAATCTTAATACAATAAAAGTTGATGTAGTGTGTATCAAAAGCGATTTAATGCAAATTAAAGAGTTGTTAAAATTAAAAGAAAAAGAACAAATACCAATTTCTAAAGGGTGGATATGGTAAGTTTTTAATGTATTTTTTTTATGATTTATTTATATATACTATATATAAATGGAGAAAGCACCGCCCAAGGTATTCAAAGTAAAAGACCCCGACCCCGATGATAAGTTTAGTGATATACACCCTCACTTACCTCAACCCCCATCACTACTATTAATTGTAGGAAGTGTAAAACAAGGTAAATCTAATTTACTTGTTAACCTATTATGCAATCCCGACATGTATAAAGATAAATTTGATATTGTTAAGATTATAAGTAATACATTAAATGCTGATCCTAAAGGTAAATTAATGAATAAATATTTTGAATGTGAAGATCATTATACTGATGAAATGGTAACTGATATAATTGAAAGTCAAAAGAAATATGAAGATTTTGAAAGACCAAGTATAGCATTAGTTTTAGATGATATTTTAACAAAAGATTTTAAGAAGTCAAATGCTGTTAGTTTTCTAGCAACTCGTTTCCGTCATTATGGTATTGGATTGTTAGCATTTACAACTCAATCATTTAGGGCTGTTAGTGGTCTTATCCGTAATAATGCTACTGATGTAATTATCATGAAGCAACAAAACACAAAAGAATTAGAAAAAATAAGTGAAGAATATGGTGATATGTTCCCTAATATATTTATGGATTTATACAAGAAAGCAATAGAAGACCAACCATTTTCATTTTTATATTTAGATATGCAAACTAATCCCGCAACAGCATATATTCGTTTTGAAACTAAAATAGCTGAAGGTGATAAAAAATTATTTTAATTAAAATAAATAAATAATATATTATAATATAAAATGGATTTGTATTCTGGTGGAGGTTCAGTAAGTCAAGTTAATAGTCAAACGAGTGAAACAAGAGCAATAAACCAAGCAACTCAAGATTTCAATAATAGTTTAGCAGCACAGTTAGATGAGGGTACTGCTGAATTAGATAGTGATGCTGCTTCTAAAAATCAAAAGGATATATTAGGTATTGCTACTGCTGGTGGTAAAATAGCTACTAAAGCAGCAACAAGTAAAACGGCAAAAAAGGGAGCATTAGCATTGGGTCGTAAAGCTGGATTTGGTAAATCAGCACAAGCATTAAGTGAAGGTGATGAACTTATTGGTGCTGGTGGTACAGCAGAAAAAATCGGTTCTTCAAGTGAAGAAGCATTAAAAGCAGTAAGGGCTGCCCGACTTGGTGAGAGTGGTGGTAGTGGTTTATTAGTTGCTGGTGATGCTTTATTAGATAGAGCGGGTATTGCTACGGGTCGTGGAGCAGCAAGAACAACAAGCACAGTCGCATCCACGGGTGAAAAAGCGGTGGTTGCTGGTAGTAAAGAAGGCCGTGCTGCTTTGGAGGCGGCTGGTAAAGGGGCATTAAAAGGTGCTGCTCTTACTGCTGGTAAAGCGGCAATTGCTGGTGCTGGTGGTGCTTTAGATATTGGTGAAGATATCAGTAATCTTGCAAGTGGTAAAAAAGGTTTGGAGGTTTTTGGTTCTAATACAATGTCGCAAATTGGTAATATGATGAATATTGCTGGTAGCACATTAGAAGTTGGTGGAGTGTTAACTGGTGGTATTACACCATGGAGTATTGGTGCTGAAATACTTGGAGCTGGTTTAGGTGTTGTTGGTTCTGCTTTAGAACTTGGAGGTGATATAGAAGCAGCCGATACGAAAAAAGAAACACTTACTACTGATATTCAATCACAAGCGAGAAGTTTAGGAGGAGCTCAACAAGTAACAACAGCAACGGCAAGAAGTAATTAATTACCATTTTTTTTATTTTTTTTTTAATTTATTTATAAAGATTTATTTTATATTAGTATATTATAAATGAGTTCATATTGGAGAAATGATGATAAGATCAAGGTTTCACAAACCCAAGTTTCCGTTCCATCTACTAATGGATTGTCCTATGCTGGGACAGCCGGGCAGAGTGGTCGTAGAGTAGATTTTGAAATACCGTCAACTGTTAAGTTTCTAGATGGTAAAAATAGTTATTTACAGTTTGACATTAAAGTAGCACCTCCCGCCGGTGGTGTTCCAACTCGTCTTCATCTTGACCCTTTTATTGGTGGTCAGTCAGTAGTTAAAAATATTCGTATTTATTCTGGTAATCGTGCTGTTCTTCTTGAGGAGATTAGTGATTACAACGCTAAGGTTCAAATGCAGTATTCATACAATCAAGATGACAGCATGAGAAAACTAAGAGCATTAAAAGAAGGTTCGCTTGTTCCAACTATTGAGAACCGAGGCACACTTGGTACATCAGTATCTAACAATATTGACCTTTCAACCAACCCTTACTATAAACCCGTGGGGACTGTTCCGGCAGCACGGGACTGGGGCGATGCTACTGATTTCTTAACTGCTAAACTATCGCTACCAATCCATACGGGTATGTTTGCTGATGGAGGCAATAAGATCTTCCCCGTTCTTATGACTGATGGACTTTTTATTGAGATTGACCTTGAAGACCCCGCAAGATATCTTAAACAGTTAGATAGTGTTAATCGCCATCGCCGTATGAAACAAAACCCCGTATTTCATGGTGTAGATAAAGATGGACTTGCACTTGATATTAATAATGCTACAAACCGCACGGAGATATATTTAGGACTTCAAAACAATATGAGAGGTGTTGAAAACTGCCCTTTTGTAAAAGGTGAGAGAATTGGTATTTGTAAGAATGATAACCCGAGAACTGAATGTGCTTTGACCCTTACTGCTAGTGGTGCTCAAGGATATCCCAAGATTGAAAATATTGAAGTAGCTGATGGATATGTAAGAATTACATGCGAACAGTTCCAAAATAATGATACGGGCACGGGTGTTGAAGCAACCTCTAATAACTTTATTCTATTTAGTGCTGCTATTGATACTGATAGGCGACAAATTGCTGATAGTTCTATTGTCCTTATTGCTGCTACTACTTCTTACCCCGCAACTACTGTAATCTCTAACGCTCAAATTGTATGTCAGCAAGTTGGACTAGACCCACAGTATGAAGCGGGTATGATGAAGAGAATGAGAGATGGAGGTTCAATTGAGATTGATATTCCAAGTGTTACTAATTACAAACATTCATTACTTAAGACAAATCGTAATGCTACTATTAATCTTCAAGTATCTAACACTCGGGCTAAATCTATGATTATCATGCCTACTGATGCAAACACTTTAAGTGTTGCTGATACTATGGGTGGTGCTAAAAATGCTTATGAAGAAGAAACTGGTTCTATGGATGGACGCCTTCATTCTATTAGAAGCGGTCAAGTTGGTATTATTGATAGGTTAACTTCTTACCAAATGGTAGTAGATGATAAACTTGTTCCTTCTCGTCCTATTGTAGTATCTAAAATTAATAAGGGACAATCTATAGCAGCACAGCCCCTTATTGAATTAGAAAAGGCACTTAACCAAGCGGGGATAGTTCCAAGGTCTTTTGTTGATTACAACCGCAATTTCTTAATTGGACGGGCATACGCTCTTAATGATGGTGTTGCA